ATCCTGAGGAATTCTACGAAGAATCTTGAAAAGATGGGCATGAAGAGGGCGAAGAGCCTCCTGCGACCAATAGTCGAGGATGGCGATCACCCTAGTCTTCCCTTCCTTATCAGGAATCCCGACGATTTTCCTAAGAGACCCACCTTCTTTCCGAGGAAAGAATTTGAAGTCCTTCTTAGGGAAATCCTCGAGAATTCTCAGGAGAAATTTAGTCGATTGACTAAACTCCCAACCACCAACTACCTTGATCGAATCCCAAATCGGCGACTTAGTCACCGACTCGAAATCGATCAGGGCAGTTGTGAGGGCTGGTCCATTAGGACCCGCCTTCTGGGTAAAATGACATTTAGTCCAGGTAGCTAGTTCTCGAGGTACCCCGTGGAACCGATGCACAACCTTCCAAAAGGAAGGAATGTGCTTGGTCCATGGGATCTGAGCCGCCCCTTTAAACGGCGCAATTACACTGGTCAGGTCTACCGTAACCGGTAGACTTATGGAACGGAGTGCAGTATGAGCTGTGAGCATCATCCGGATAACCGGAGGGCTCTTTTGCAGCAGAACCGCTGCTCCGCGCCATCCAAGGTAATCAGCGAGTTTACCGCGGTAACGTCTCTCCTCTTCAGAACCAACCGGACTCGCGAGATACTTAAGGTACTGGGAGCGACGCCTTTTAATCCAGGCAATCGCCCCCGGTGCTCCTTGAGTCTCGAGAATTCGGGAGAGTTCTTGGAGGAACCGAGAGAACAGCTTAAAAGGAGGTGCAGTAGGGAAATATTCCCCCCGAGCCCACTTCATGACTCGTTTGATGAGGTCCCAGCGAGAGAGAAGTTTCTTTCTTGTATGGTTTCGTCTACGAGACATAAATGTTGGGTCCGGTAGGAGAGGTTCATGAAGCCTCTCCATAACTGCATTCGGCAATGGAAGGGCTGGAGATTTCCATGCATGCCCCAAAATCCGGAGCATGTTTAGGAACAACCAGCCTACCCAGGTTTGACCCCAGGCACGACCATAGCCGCCCTCGACCGCTTATCGCAGTGTCAGGTCCCTACAGGTAATTAACCCGAAAGGGTTCCCTCCCGGGAGGGCTTGCCTATTACTAGGTGGGAATCCCGGGGGAGACCTCCCGAGTCAGATTCCTCTCCTCTCATACGATTAGAGAGATGG